CTGCACCAACAACCGCCCTTGGAAGGTTATTGAGGTACGGACGAAGGGGAATGCCTGCGAGTATGTGTTGAGCAGGTCCAACGGATTCGGGCCGCAGGTAAAAATCAAGACCGATACTTGCGGGAAGTACACATTATTCCAAACCGTAAACGCAAAATGAAAACATTTAACACATTGCCAAAGATTATTGAGCAACTTGAAAAGCCAAATTATCAAACAGAAGATGGACTTCATAATTTGGCAAATAATGCAGCCTTTTTTCAACTAAAAGAATTAGGATTGCCAAATATAAATGAGGTTATTGATGACCTTAAAAGTATGTCAAATAATTATTTGGTATGCAACCAAAGTTACATTATTCCAAAAAGCGTTCTTGACATGTACATTGAACATTTAGAGGGTCGGCAAAATGTCCTATAACTCGTTTATTTGTCCAGTTTTCCTTCCCCACCCCCAACCCCAACCCCATGAAACTATACGCATTCCGACCACAAGGACACGGTGAGCAATCTTTCTTCACTATTGCCAAAAGCGAAGAAGAAGCCATCAAAGCCGTAACCAAGTACATTGATACACATTACCCCAAGGGCAGTCCTAACGAATACGATGCATACGGATTTGGAACGGACTACTACAAAATGACTGTCATTGAAGAAGGACAGGTCGTTGAGAATAATAACCAATAACCAAACCCCAACCCCATGAAACCAACCCCCACCGATTTCCGCCGCTGGCAAATCCACATCCGCAAGGAGTGCGTGAACTGCGACCGCCCCGACCGCTCCGAAACCATCAAGCCGTGGTCCGTGAACTGGACCCTGCTCGGTCGCATCCTCCAAGCCAAAAACGCCTAATCATAAACCACCAACCAATGAAAACCGCAGACCAAATACTTGCAGAACACGAGGACGCCAACGAAATGCACTTCCACCAAGTTGACCAAGAGTGGATCATTAAAGCAATGGATGAGTATGCCGCATCACGCATGCCCTGGATACGACCCCAAGACCAAATGCCCGAGGATAATAAACCCGTGCTAATTACCGATGTTGAAGGACTGCAAATCATTGCTTGGTATGTTGCAGACCTTGATAGGTGGTACTCCGAGAACCACTACTGGTTCACCGGCGAGGTTAACTATTGGATGCCCATCCCCGAAATTGTTTAACCCATGACCCCCATGAATGAAATAGTAGAAAAATACGAGGCAAAATTGGAACGCTTTAATGAAGCCTTTGAACTAAAAAAGAGACTTCTTAATGAAGGAGATTTAGAAGTATTGGCCCTATTAAAAGTCCTTTTAACCGAAGTCGTCACCGACCTGCGAGCAATCCGAGCCTTTTCAAAGTAACCCATGACCCCAGCACTCATCCACCACCTCGTTGACACCACCGCCGCAATCTTCGGCATAACGCCCGACCAAGTGCGGTCCCCGTCAAGGGAACGGCCCTGCGTCATCGCCCGCAACATCGTGGCCGACATCGCCTATAACGAGTACCTGTTCACCTTCATGGCTATCGGGAAGGAACTGAACCGCCACTACTCTACAATCATCATCAACTTGGAATCCTTCCACAACGACTGCAAGGCCAAGCCTCAACTCCGCTACCTACGGAGGCAAGTTTTCAACAATGCCCAAGAGTATTTGCAGACGGCAGAAGGGGCGTATATTACTGATACTCTGCAACTTCCGTCCACCGAATAGCCCGAAACCGCTATCACGCCCAAGGGGTCAGCCTAACCGCTGACCCTTTTTTTTTGCAATCTTTGCATATGCAGTCAGCCGACCAAGTTATCCTCGACCTCTACCGCACGGGCGAAATCCGAAAAGCGTGCCTGACCATCACAGGGGGCGACCCGCTTTGGAGGGACTTGGAACAGGAATGCGTCCTCATCCTGCTGGAGAAAGACCCCGCCAAAATCCTGCAAATTCAGTCGCAGGGGTATTTCAAGTTCTATGTGGTCCGCCTCCTGCTGAACCTCTACCGAGGAAAAAACAACCAGTTCGCCCAAAAGTACCGTCACCACGACTTGCTGGAAGAACTTGACCCCGATTCCCCAATTCCACAAGCGGAGTACGATTCCTTGATGGACGACCTGTGGGCCATTGCAGAGGCGGAGATGGACACTTGGGCCAAGGACGGGGCTTTCCCCTATGACAAGGAGTTACTGCGCCTGCACCTCCGCACGGGGAACATGAAGAAACTATCCCGTGACACGGGTATTCCATACCGCTCAATAATCTATTCCATTGACCAAGCCAAGGCCAAAATCAAGGCCGCCATTCAATCCCATGGACACGCTGATATTTCCCCTGCTGATTAGTTCGCTGACCGCCCTTGCCATTGCGGAGTATCATGTCCTCCCCCAATGGTGGTACAAGACTTGGATGGGAAGGCACAAGCCGTTCAGTTGCGTCACCTGCCTGACTTTTTGGGTGGCGGTTGCCCTGACCCTGCCCACTTGCGGATGGGTCCTCGCTCCCGTTTACGGCCTCGCATCGGCGGGGCTAACGGTCGTTATCCTCCAAGTCACCAACCGATGACGCACCAACTGCACCACGGCGATTGCCTTGAAGTGTTGCGGTCCATGCCCGATTGCAGCGTGGATTCAATCGTTACCGACCCGCCCTATGGGTTGTCATTCATGGGCAAGAAATGGGACTACGATGTGCCAAGCGTTGATGTTTGGGTGGAGTGCCTTCGGGTCTTGAAGCCTGGGGGTCATCTGCTGGCCTTTGCGGGGACGAGGACGCAGCACCGCATGGCGGTAAGGATTGAGGATGCGGGCTTTGAGATTCGGGATATGATTGCGTGGGTGTACGGGTCGGGGTTCCCGAAGTCGCTGGATGTGAGCAAGGCGATTGATAAGATGGACGCAGCAGAAGAACAACAAGCGAGGCGATATAGGTTCACGGAGTGGGTTCGCTCTACGAGGATAACCTCCAAACAAATTGACGAAGCGACTGGAACTAACATGGGTGGACACTATACAACTGCAGCAAGTCAGCCCGCTATCATGACCCGTGAACACTTGGAGGCGTGTCGTCATTTGCTTGGCGAAGTTCCTACATGGGTTGAGCAAGAGGCAGACATTCGCAGCGTTGAGAGCAAGAATTTTGCCGAGCGGGAGGTGGTGGGGCAAAAAATAGTTAACGGAGAAGAAGGAACCGCTGGAGGCTATCAGAACGGCATTGCATCAGTTCGTGGCTCGAATATTTCTATACAAAGACAAATCAACATCACCGCCCCTTCCACCGATGCCGCAAAGCAATGGCAAGGCTGGGGGACTGCCCTCAAGCCTGCGTTGGAGCCGATAACCGTGGCCCGCAAGCCGCTGGTTGGAACGGTGGCCGAGAATGTCCTGCAACACGGGACGGGGGCGATAAATGTGGACGGGGGAAGGGTGGAAGGTGGCCGCTGGCCCGCCAACTTCATCCACGATGGAAGCGAGGAAGCCACCGACCTGCTCAAAGATTCGGCCCGCTTCTTCTACTGCGCCAAGGCAAGTAAAGCGGATAGGGGCGAAAACCACCACCCCACCGTCAAGCCCACCGACCTCATGCGCTACCTCTGCCGCCTCGTAACCCCACCCAACGGAATCGTCTTGGACCCCTTTAACGGGTCGGGTTCCACGGGATGCGCTGCGGTCTTGGAGGGCTTCCAATACATCGGGATTGAACGGGAAGCGGAGTACATCGCTATATCCGAGAAACGCATTCAGGCACGCTCTAAACAAGTGCAGGAGCAACCCAAGCAACTGACCCTACTATGACACAAGCGGAATACCTCACGGCTCAAAAACACCGCCACTATTGGGACCAGTACCAAGCAGCCTTGTTCATGCGGCTAAGCCCCGAAGCGGTCCACGACCTGCAGACCATCCTCGTGGCCCACGGCAGACCCAACACAAATTGGTGGTGTGCGGACTGCGTAAAATCGGCCCTATCCTACATTTACCAAGAAGCGGACCAGTTCGCCGAAGCCAACCACCACACCGTTACCCATGCCCTCAACCAAAGCCCCCAACGATGAGGCCCAAGTCCAAGCCCGCATGGATTCGCTCATGATGGTCATTACGACCCTTTGCGACTGCATTGGGG